TATTGAAGAAGTAAAGGAAGAGTATGTAAGCATGAGGGAACCGTAGAGGTTCCCTTTTTTCATGGAGGTAAGGTATGGTGCATGCGAGAGATAGACCTTTTAGGCGCAACACATTGGCATCTATTAATGGCGAAAGGAGGTTCTTATGCGAAAACTGGTGGATTGGTTAATCGGAGGTAATCTGGATCGGCTCTTAAAAGCACTCGGAGGGGAAGAGTAATGCTCGAAACATTTTGTTTGTCTGTGCTTGGCAGCGGAGGTGTTGCCGGCATTTTTTTTGCTCTGATTCGTCACTATATTGAGCGAAGGCTCATGGAAGTGGAGGCACGAGAGCAAGAACGCATTAAGTATAAAATTGAACAGAGAAAAGCGGATGAAGAAATTACACATGCTACGGGGCGCGTGCTCTTTTGGCTACATCATGCAATTGTAAAAGGAGAGCATAATGGCGAGCTCGAAGAAGCATTTGAAAATCTTCAGCGTGCAGAAGCACACAAAAAAGAAATGGACAGAGAAGTTCTGGCCAAATACAGCATTGATTAGGAGGAATTACTTATGGAATTACTTAACTTTTTAAAACAGATTCCGTTCCCGGTATTACTGGTTGCGGTGTTAATTTTGCTTGTAGTGACTTTGGTTATTGCGTTTCAGTATGCCAAGCATAAAGGATTGGAAGGTATCCGTGAACAGGTATACCAGCTGATCCTGAAAGCGGAACATATGTATAAAGAATCAGGAACGGGACAGCAGAAATTGAAATGGGTTGTTCAGCAGGCGAGAGGATTACTGCCAAAGTGGCTGCAGGTTATTATGTCGGAAGATGCGCTGCTTAAGATAATTGATGTGTGGTTTTGTGGCGTGAAAGATCTTTTAGACGATGGAAAAATTAATGGTTCACAGAAGGAAGGGGCTTAAGCCCTTTCCTTTTTTTAGGGGGATATTATGAAAACGAATATAATGGGAACTGCAGTTGCTACGGTCCAGCAGATGCAGTCATATATACAGAAAGTTAATCCGGAAGTACCTAAATCCGTAATCGATATGGTTGAATATTATATATCAGAAGGAAAAACGGAAGGAGTAAGGGGAGATATCGCCTTTGCGCAAAGTTGCCTCGAAACAGGTAATTTCACATTCAATGGTTCTGCCGTAACATTGGACCAGAACAATTTTGCCGGAATCGGCGTTACAAAAAATGGTATGAAAGGGAATTCGTTCTCTCATCCATGGATCGGCATCCGGGCACAGATCCAGCATCTTAAAGCATATGCATCTAACGAAAAACTGTACGGTGTATGCGTGGATCCTCGTTTCTGTTATGTGAAAAGAGAAATAGCCCCATATGTTGAATGGCTTGGGATACAGGAAAATCCACAGGGCGGAGGCTGGGCTGCCGGGAAGAATTATGGCTCAAAGATATTGGAAATTCTGGCGAAGATAATCGCGATGCCAGAAGTGAATAAGGAGGATGTTACAATGAATCTTAACACAAGTTTAATCAGCAATAACAACAGCTATGCAAATCAGGTGCCTAAATACATCGTTATCCATAATACAGATAACTTTGCAAAAGGAGCAAACGCAAAGGCACATGCCAAGGCTCAGCATGACGGGAACTTCTCCGGCTACTCTGCTCATGTATACGTTGATGATACCGAGGCTTATCAGGCAACTCC